TTTTCTTAACTCTTTTTCTACTAAATTCTTTGGGTTTAAATCCGTCATTAGCCTTACTATTTCGTCTCCCGGTTTTCCAGCTAACACATTAGAATATGTTGTATAGCCTTTAGGTATACTAGCTAAATTAGCTTCAAAAACAGCAGGATGTACATTATACCTAGTGTAAGACAACCATCTACTAGCATCTGATGACGATATAGAGATATTTTTTTCAGTCGGATTATCAACTTCATTAGTACCTGTAATGTACCCTGTCCATATTCTGTATAAGTTATCAGTATCTATACGACCTCTAGCATCGATTGTAAAACGTAATCCCTCTTGGAAGATAGACTGCCCATAAAAGTAATTGTCTAGGTTAGTAACTATCCATTGATAATTAATATTTTCCACAGTAAACGTACAAGAGTTCCCACCCAGAGTAGTACGTAATGTTACAGTAAAATTTGTTATAGACTCATTTATCGCTTTATTTAGCAGCGCTCCATAACCACTACCACCCTGATAAGCCCCTGGATAAATCTTGTCTAGGGCCCCCCAAACAGCCTTCTTAAATTGCTCCTCTAAGTTTTTATTATTACTCAATATTAGTGTGTGGAACTGCTCCCAATCAAATAATATCAAAAAAGAGTTACCACGTAACCCATGATCGACATCATCATTAACAATAATATAGTTAGATGGGGCATAATGTAATTCGTCTGCTCCCGGCTGATCAATCTTGCTCATTATTCTTAGATAAGCATCTGTTCCATCTGCGCAGTAGATGCCATCTCCTCCCATGATAGTATTGTAAAGTTTATACTATATTTCCAATTCCAGGGGTCCTTAGCAGAATCAGTAAATCCAAAAGATTCAAAATACCCATCAAATATATAATGACGGTATACTACTTGGATTAAGTTACTACTAGCACGAGAGTTTTCATAAAATTTTTGAAGTTTTTTAAATAACTGATATTTTGGTGATAGTTTTAAAACATCGGTGTGAGACGTATTTGCAAAAACTGATTGGCTTAAAAAATTTTCCCCCACAAATGGTAATGGTGTTCCCATATCTATAGCTCTTGAGTTTATAGTTGTTTGCGCAGTATTTAACTCAATCTTATATTCTTGTAATTGTCTATCTGCTTCGGCCACTTGAAAACTTGTTTTGCCATATCTTTCAGCTAGTACAGTTATATTGTCTTCTAATTCAGATATTAGGCTAATTAATTCATCTTGTCTTTTTGAAAAAAAATCAATATCAGCAGTAGCTTCATTATTTTTTGTGGCTACATGCGCGGATCTAAGTTCTTCACTTGGGTAGAGATTGCCTGTCTGTCCTTGATATGTAAAATTTATAGGTTGCTGCCCCCAATAGAATGTAACAATCCGTGTTTTAGTTCTTACTGGAGTAACTATTTTTTTGAAATTTAAAGTAAGTGCCTCTGGGTTGATGCTTAGCGTAATGGCTGTAGAGTCATCTGTTGGTGGTTTGTATCTAAATCTTAAAGGCTCTTGTACATATCCCATTAAAAAATTCCTTGACAGTACTATATTTACTATGGTACTCTATAACAGAAGTATAGCATATATAAATTTTAAAAATTTTTAAAAAAGTAAAAAAAGGAGAGTGTATGCCCACCAATAAAAAAACTATAAACGTTAATAATCCAACCCAGATAAACATAGAGCACACAGAAAATGGGTATCAATCTTTAAAAAATGATGTACGAAATTTTGATACAACGTCTTTCCTGAGCGGTGCTTTTGACAGTATTCTTTCTGGATTGTTACTTTTTATTCGGTCTTCTGTTGTTCCAGCTATCGTAGCTATACTAGCATTTGTTGGCACCATGGCGTGGTGGCATAATCAAAAACTAACCATGGCATACAGGGAAATGTTCAAAATATTCATATTTATTGTAATGAAAGTTATTCCATTTCTATTTGTTAAAGGGTTTCCATTTATAATTATATTGGGATGCTGTTTCCTATATGCTTATCTGGGTATAAATAAAATGGCAAAGATTCTATACAAAAATGATGTTAAAAAACAAAAAGACTATATTAAAGCGTCATCTATAATAGGAAGTTTGCTGTTATTTTTAAATAGAAGATAGTTACTGTCCTGGAGTTACTTTATCCATTAATTGCTTAGTATTTGTAGCCCAGGAAACTATTACATTAGTAATACCATTCAATGCATCTCTTGCGCCGGCTTCATAGGCATCAGGTATTTCACGCATAACATAATTAGGCACTCCCCCCGCAGCTACTTCAGCATTTATTTGCGTTGCTTTTTCTTTCCATTCTTTTTGTTGTTGTATTTCTGACTTTATACGTTCTTCTCGCTCCTTCTTTACATCTCTAGTTGGATCGAATTCCCCCACATCTCCCCAGCCTGCCATGGACGCCTTCTCTATCCCATAACTCCCCAACGCTGCCATAGTAGCAGCTTGTTGTCTAGTTAACCCATATTGTTTCATTAACTCTTCTGTGGACAATGGCTTACCTTGACTTACGCTTTCTGCGTAGGCTTCCCCAGCTATAGACAAAGTTTGTGTAACGCCCATAGCATGCGCAGACCACCTACCAAGTATAGATTCGATATTACCTACTGAAGTGGCCATAGTCTGCGTTGCTACAGCTACGGTGGCTGCTTGTTGTTCCCTAGCCTTGAGCATGTCTTCTGTGCTTTTTGCACTATCTCTAGCTTCTTTAAATCTGGCTACGAGTTCTTTATTAAACTCTTTTGGTGCCACTTTGTCCATAACATCAGCAAACTGACCCATTGCTGCTTTAGAAAATTCCATACCTAATGTCGGGCCAGCCAATTCAAGAAAAGACATAATCCCAGCACGCCCACCGCCCTCTACTGTTGTCCCCATCTGTTCTTTATATCTTTTCTGCAGCCATTCCACCTGGGATTCAATTAATGTCTCTGGGGCGTACTTCTCAGCCACACCATAAGCACCGACCTCTCTCATACCAGCAGGTAGTTTTTGCATTTTTTGATACTCTATTACTAATCCAGCCTCTCGTTCTGAGAGAGCCTCTCCCTCAGCGGCTTTAGCTTGAATCCTTCTATACTCAGCTCCCATCTTTGGGAGCAAAAGTTCTTGCGTCATAGCCGCTCTAACTGCAGTTTGTTCCAATGCTATAGTACCGATACTCTTGGCCAATTCAGGAATTCTAGCCTGTTCTACTCCCAATCTTGTTAGTGTGGACGTAAGTGCTACAGCTTCTGCTGCCTCCAATCCATATTTTCGCATGTGTAAAGCTACTTCTGCTGTCTGCTCAGTAAATTTACCAGCATCCATGACTAAACTTGGGTACTCACTCTTTAAATGCTGAGCTGTCTCGAAAATCCCAATCATAGTAGCCCCAGCCTCTTTGCCAGTCATATTAAATTCTTTCATAAAAGTACTCATCAAAGCTACTTGTTTTTCTGGGGTTAGCTCTGACCATAATTTAGAATAGGTGTATACGCCCCTAACAGCATCATCCATATCTTTCTGATGAACCCCGGCTTTAGCTAATAGATTGACAGTATTTGCTACATTGTCTGTATTCTCTTTAAATTTCCATGCTGTGCTAGTAATTGTATCCTCAAACTTACTTCCAGCAATACCTAAGTCTCCCATGGCGGCATTAGTATCATAAATATTTCTATTAATAGCTGCAGTGTGCTCGTACCAATCAAATAATGTTTTTGCTGCGAGCATAGCTATTTGATAGAAAGAACCTATTCCAGTAACCCATTTAGCTATGTCTAAACTACCTTGCCCCAATGTATTTCCTAGTTTACCAATAGTGTTATCTAATATACCAAATACATTTTTTAGATTATTAGAAGTTTTCTCCCACCCAAGCAAAGCCTCATTAACAGTTTTAGCTTCTTCAGATATTTCCTCCATTTTAGCTTGTATCTCAGCATAAGCTTCCTTACCAGCTTTTGTGTGTTTATTTAATGTTTCTGCTTGTACATTTAGGTCGACATACACTTTCTCAAGAAGCTTCAATCTATCAATAAGTTCACGAGCCGCTGATGCGCCCTCTTTTTCTAATGCGCTAATTCCCATTTGCGCGGAAAAATCTGCTTTAGCTGTTGTAGAAGCTGATTTTATTCTGTCGTCTAAGTCAGACATAAGTTACTATTCCTCAATTATTATATTATCTCCAGTAGGATCTTCAATAACATTTTGTACTGGGAGTCGTTTTTTGCCCCAATTAGAATTGATATGCGTATTTTCTTCCTTTTCTTTAATATCAAAATACATATCTTTGTCTAACCAAGGTTTTAAAGCATTGAAGCATGACGTGATTAACTTCATTAACTTATCATCTTCTTTATTTATTTTATCATATAATAATAATTTTTGATATATACTGAGAGAGGTAAATCTTTGTTCGGTGGGTAAAACTTTGAAGTGTTCACATATGGCTAAATCTATCTGTAAAAGAGAATTATCTTCTATTTTTTTTTTAGATTATCGAACTTAGTTTCTTGTTCTTTTAAAAGTTCCATATATTTTTCATAAATAATATGAAGTAATTCTGGGGAAAATTTATGTCTAAGATAATATCTTTGTTGTTCTATTTCAGAAGGATTTTCTTTTGTATTTCTAAAATCTTTCCATGGTTCTATCTCAGAATCAGGGAACCGTAAAAGTTGCCCATTAATCCTAACAATAGCTCTAACTAATACTTCTACTCTAAGAAGTATTTCTTTAGTATGTACACTGGCCTCGTTGTCCAGTGCCCTAGATACTTCTATGTTCTCCGCTACAGTAAGAACCCTAAGTGTAACTTTAAACCCATCAAATATTTCAAATGTCTTATTTTCTATATTACCAAAAGTAAAAAGATGATTTAAGAAATTATCATAGAAAGCAGAATTAAAATCATCCTCGTGTGGAACCCCTAAAAAATTTTGCTCTTTTGAGCGCCCCATATTGTTCTACACCCCTTAGCTTACTTTTCTGACCCTAGTTACCCAAAAAGCTGCTGTAGCCGTTATTACATTACCACCAACAGTGATTCCGGCCCTTGAGTACGTATTAATCTTACATCCCTGCCAGTCAAGCACAGAATCTACACCATTAGGATCAGTCCTAACTTCTCTTATATCTATGGGGTCTTTAAGATCTTCAATGGAAGCAAAATTACTATACCCCATAAATTCTAAAACCTCTTTTCTATACAATTCTAAAGCAGTAACTGATATAGTGTGGTCTGTTACCCCCTCTACTATCTCAAGGCACTCCCCTGCTATAGAACCTTGGGCCAGCGCCCTTACTCTTGTCAAGGCCCTTGATGAGCTCGGGGTAAAACTTTGAAAGTTACCTACTTCATTACCATTAAAAAGTACACTATAGCTAAATGCACTCACAGTCTGCGTACGGGGTATTAATAACGCCATTTTTACTCTCCTTTATAAAAGGTTAATTATACATAGAATGAAAAATCAAGTGAAACCCACCACAAAGAATACTGTGGGGAAACTTGTGCACTAACTTCTATAAGCCTAGGCTCAGCTAAACTCTGTCTCACCTTAATATCCTTATACGCTGTAATTACTTGGGAATTTATCATACCTTCAAATAATGAAGATAATTTAGCTCCCATAGCACCCACAAGTCTACTAGTTATAGCCTGTCCTATAAATGTTCTACCTAAATCCTCTCTTGTTACTTTCTTTATATGATCGGCTATACTCACTACAGCAACATCTTCTGTGTCTGCAGTAGAGGTGTCTGTAGTCTTACTTGCTATTATTCTAACCACTCCAGCATCAGCCACTAAGAAAGAAATACCTTTCCCAGTTAAACTTCTCTGTTGAATTGGATTATAAAATGTTGACGCCACAGAAACCCCAGTTAAAGACTCATTCAGCATCGACCTAAAATCACTTCTACTGCAGTATTTACCAGCCCAAGCCGCCGCTCCTATAGAACCATTTAGTGTCTTACTAGAAACCTCATTGAAACGAAGGTCCCCTGGTGCGATAACTACCATTCTCTGGGAAAAATAAGCTGGACCAAACCCTTTAAAATCTGCTTCTGTAGTAGTAGATAAGAAACCAGCGATACAGGTCCTCTCACCTTTATTTTCTGGAGTGGACATTAATTTGCAATGATTCCAAACAAGATTAATAGCATTTGTCTGTGCGCTGGAATTTAGCGTAAATGTAGTGGTATTATCTGGTAACATTGGGACTATGAAATACGGCTGCTCCGCTATACTCTTTAGAGATTCTAGATGTGTGGCTAATGCAGTACCATACTCGCTAGCCGATGGTGCCAATTTATCAGAAAAACTAGCATTGCTCAACTGACCTACTATAGCACTCTGCGCCCCGTTTCTTAGAGCTAGTAGTGTTCCTGTTGTAAGCATGTTAACCATTGGACTGCTATTTTGTATTAAAAATATATCACCGACAGAAATAGCACTCTACTAATACCGGCGTTACTCCCAGAAACAAATTGTATACTCCAGTTAGTGTATGGAGTATTAATAGTCTCTTGGTTATTCCAGGCTAAAGTATTACCACCAGTAGACCCTACCGTGGCTGTAGCAAACTGCTTCGTCGCTGAAAAGACTATATCGCCGTGGGCAGACTTAACATCAGATTCAGCTGAATACTCGGTGAGAATAAAATTAGAGATACTCTTATAATATGTTATATAGTACTCTGCCCCTGTCGATGGTGCGCCACTTACCCAGGTGATCTGATTTCCAGAAGCAGTAAAAGTTGTAGTTTTTGCATAATCAGAACTATTTGGTGTGTCACCTATTCTTACTACATTGGCTAGGTACTCATTAGCAGTAAGAGTACCTGCGTAGATAGTTTGTGATAAGGTATCACTCCCGCTAGATCCTTTAAGTACTTTCTCATTTTCTACTAAAACTTTAACATCTCCAGCACCCAAAATTATGGGAGTCCGTATGCTAGCGATTCCCGAAACCAGGGCTTGGTTGGTTGTTACAGACGCAATAACTCCCGGAAGTCTATCAGACATTTATTCCTCCTATTATCCTATAAGCATAATTTATTAACTTCCGCCACGAAGTTCAAATGTAGCATTATTTGGTATCACAATACCTACATTATCTACTACAAATGTTCCCGTAGCAGCCGTATATCCTAGTACATTAACTACTATACTATTAACCGTATCAGATGTAAATCTTAATGTAAAATCGGTGTAATACCCATCTGCATTTGTAAATATATCCGGGGCTACAGCCACAGCAGTAAAAGTATTATACGCCGGGGAATTGTCTCCAACTACTACTTTTCCATGTACTACTGGGGTGTATGCTATTACATCTTCTAATGTAATACCAATGTTACCTAATGTATCTACTATATCCTGACCTTCTTCATAATCACTTTCAAACGTCAGAGACAAATTAATAACAAATTGTTTTACATTTGTCTGTGGATCATCCTCAGATGATTCTCCTGTATAGGACGGGGCCCCTAAAATCCGCATACCATATGTCTTAAGCAAAAAACGTTTTGTTTCTACACTAGTTAGATAAGAGCACACTATGTCCGCTAGATTATTCCTCTCATCCTCACTTTGTGCACGAATTTCGCAAACCCTCCATATATAGCCGATACAATACCTAATTCATCTGTGTAGTAGTCTTTAAACTTATTTAAAGAACAATCTTTAGTAGCAACATTACTAACTCCTATTAAAAGAACAGGGAAGTATTTAAAATCATATGTATCTACTACTTGGCATTTAGGTGATTTACTAAATACTATTTTATTATAACCATCATTTAACTGAACTTTATTTTCACTATATAAAACAAAGATCTTCTGAAAAAAATCTACAAGGTGTCTTTTCTGCCGCTCTGCTATACGAAAATTAAATGCCATAATCTATTTCTATTCTACCATTCCTTACTATATGTTTTGGTTTGATAGCCTGTTCCAGCATAATAATTTTGTACTGTAGTTGTGCAACTTCCTGCTCTAAAGTAAAACACCTATCACAAATAGAGTATTTTTTTATCCATGCTATAACTTTATACATATAAAATTTTATATACATAAATAAAACCATAATTTTTAGACCCTATAGTAACTGAAATTGTCTTATACTATCTGTTGGGCTAACTAGTGCCGTGGTAAAACTTTGTGTTGCCAAAATACTTTGGTGATTAAAATATAAATAGTTAGGATTATATGTTTTTATTTCATACCATTCTTGTGTGTCAGTTCTGTAAATAATATCAAATTCACTTAACTTTGGGTATCCTATTCTATCCCCCATAGTCCAACAGGTTGCTTCTTGTTGTTGATATTTACCACCACCGATATAAACAGTCTCAAACGGATTAACTGGAAATGTTATTAATATAGTATTAGGATAACTTCTTCCTCTAAACTTGCTACTAGCATTTATATACTGCGTGAATCCATCTACAAATTCTGTTCTAAATGTATTTGGATAGTCACCGGGGTGTAAATTTTCCACTACATTTATATTCTTTGCTATAGTAGTGTAGAGGAAAGTTACTATTTTTCCAGCTAAATCAAACCCATCCTTAAGATATATTGCGACATTATCTACTATGTCTACTATATTAACTTGGGCTACTACATAAAATTCATTGTTAGTCTGTATAGTGGTGGAGTCATATGTTTTAGTTAACTCTATCCCATCCACCCATACTCTTAGTGATCTCACATCAGGGAAGATATCCTCATCATTCCCTGTCTGCCATATTATCTTTTTAGGAGCGGGGGAAGAAGCATCCCATGTAGATATAGTAATAGGCTCCACTTCATTACCTACTTCCTCCCCTCTTGTTTTCTTAAATAGAACTTTACAAGGGAATCCACTTACTTCTAAGAGCTGCTTATGCTGGCTAAGGGCATGTGACCAGTTTGTCCAGCTATCAATACTTTTGTAAGGTGCGACCCAGAAGCTCACATTATACGTCCTTTATATTACTTAAGTCCTTCTTCGAGTATCTCTTCTGCTTCCTCTTCTATCTCTTCTTCAAGAGAATCCTCTTCTCCTTGGGAAATAGATATCTCAATAGCATTACCAGCTTCAGGACCTTCTGGACCGTGCAAGCAGATTGTAAATCCACCCTTTTCTTCTTTTACGCTATATCCAGTGACAGCCTTAAGAAATTCCTGCTCTTCTGGAGTGAACTCCTTAGATACTTCTGTATCCTTGGCAAACTTATAATTATTGGCCTCCATCCACATAAGAAATCCATCAATAGGATCTGTAGGTAGCGCAGCAACTTCTTCCGCAGAAGCTGTTTTCATTACTTCATCTGTATCCTTTAGGAATGCTTCTTTGAATGCAGCAAGTGGACCTTTCTTCTTGGGGCCGTGCTCCTTAGTAGGCTTCTCTAAAAACTTAGCAGGAACCTTATCCCAGGCAGTCTTTGCGGCTGCGGCTTTAGCCTCTTTATCAGATCTACCATCCTTGATATAACCATTATATGTACCAACATAAGTCTTGAGCCACTTCTCCTGCTCAGGCTTAGGAAGTTGGTCTATCTTCTTCATTACTGCCTTATCCTTTTTTACATCACTGATACTTAATTTTGCATCGGCCATTTTATACTCCTATAAATTTATTTGTTAATCATATTTAAGACCAGGACAATCATTTACACAAATTTTTAAAAATGCTCCCATGAGCTCATTATCGTATTCATAATTATCTAATCTATTTTTACATTTTTCCTTCAGAGCTTTACAACTCTCCTCTGATATTTTGGCTCTAAAAGTGGGACATTTACCTAAACAATTAGTTTTAAGCCATTTGTCTATAAGATTTTTTTCTGTAAAATTATCCATTATATTTTTAGACTCTTATATTATAACACATTATTTTTTAAAAAATTTTCAAAAAATGAAAAAAATTTATAATTTATTTTTTATATTTGTTCCTTAATCCGCCAATAAGTTTTAGTAATACCCATGCCCCCCATATATGTGCCAACAATACTAACCCCAATAAAACCAATTAAAAATTTATTATAATATTTTGTTATTTTTTCTCTAGTTAAAGAGGATGTAGATACTTTGGATAGTATTTCATTTCTTTTTCCGCCATAATAACATTTATCAAAACTTTCTTTTTCAAATTGTATGTCGTATCTTTGTGGGTTATCATAAATATCACATCCTGGCAGCGGATAGAACACGTATAAACCTAACTTGTCGGGTCTATTTTGTCTTATCCAGTCATATGTTTCCTGCACACTTTCTTCACCTTCTCCAGGATTCCCAAGCATCATAAACGCTTTAAACTTTAAGCCCTGCTCATGACAAATTTTAATAGCTTCGCTATTGTCAATAACTTTAGTTTTCTTCTGAAGATTATCTAATATTCTTTGACTCCCACTCTCCACACCTACACAGACTTCAACAAATCCTGCTGATTTCAATAATTGAACTACTTCAGGAGTCAATCTGTCTGCTCTTGTAGAGCATCTAAAGGATTTTTTAATACCAGCGTCAATAATTCCATTACATAATTCTTCTAACCATGATTTCTTTAATGTAAATGTATCGTCATAAAAAATTATATTATCATTTGGTATTGTTAATAATTCTTCAATAACTGATTTAGGATTTCTAAATCGTGTTTTGGCCTCACCGTCTATCTTTGCACAAAAAGTACACTGGAACGGGCAACCTCTACCTGCCATAACAGGGCTTGGCCCTCTATACCCTTTAAAATATGATCTATCTGGAAAAGGTATGTCATCAATATTAACTATTTGATTACTTCTGTGGATACCTGTGGAGCCTTTTAAAATTGAATCTATTACTAATTCCCCTTCACCAGCTACTACAGATTCATACCCTAATTCTAAAACATCCTGTGGGAAAATTGTAGCATGAGCACCGCCAGCAATTAATCGCTTATTACTTATTTTAGGAATAAGCGATAGATATTTATATTGGGGAGTAACTGCTGATACCCCTATATATGGAGATTTTATTTTCTGAACCATTTCAGTAATTAACTGAGTTAGTCTATCATCGTCAATACATTCTTTAGTTAAAGGAGCCAAATCCAAGAAATCAACACTGTATCCTAAATTTTTAGTATACGTAGCTATATTTAGTATTCCTAAAGGATATACCCAAGTATTATCCTCAAGAAAGGGTGACGGAAGATTGATAAAAGTTACATCAGGAATAGACATTATACAGAACCTTTAAAAA